ACGTTAAACGGCTCTACGATTTGGACCAGTAACTTTGACGATACAACGGGTTGGGCCAATGGTCCGATTGTATCAGTCATAATACCTGCTTATACTGAATTTGAGTTCTTCTTTGGAATAAATGCTGTAACGCTTGTTGGAAGTATTGCATTCGTTGGCAGGGTTTACCGATAATGCCCACAGAGCGAGAGCGTGAATATTACACGATGGGCTTTAGGGATGGTTTAGCAGAGGCAAAAAGAGCAGGGTTAAGACCTGAACAATTTATCGAAGCAGGTGTGGACATATTGCCATATCAACGCAAACGATTAGGAGCACGTAAACCAAAACGTAAATTATCAGCATGGCAAAAGTTCGTTAAGGCTAACAGTAAGAAACCGCGCTTTGTGTTACGATCTGGAAAACTGAACCTAAAGAAGATGGGCGTAGCGTACAGGAAAACCCCCGCAGGCAAGAAAAAGAGGCGATAACATGCCCTCTAACTCGCTGAGAACAACAAAAAGGGGGGGGTAAACGATGGATTTAGCACTTCTGATTATCGCCGCTAAAGTTTTTCTTAGAAAAGATGAAAGCGACGTAGAAAAATTTTGCAGTGATATGACACCGGGGTCACCCGCTCACCTTGCTTGTATTGAACAATTCCAACGGCTTGAATAATGGCCTTGGAACTAATGCCCGACGGCAAGACCTTTAAGAAATTGAACGCGACTCAGGAAAAGGCCCTTAAACGATATTATAAACGATTACATGACAGACCATTGAGCCAAAATTTGGCACTTCCGATCTCTATTGGCGCACTTGCTTATATTTTAAAAGATAAATTGAAAATACCTGATTTAGATATTCCCGATGTAAAAACTCTTATTGAAGAGACGGGGGGTGTTGTTGCCGATATTATAATCAAAGCTGAAGATGTACTCTTTCCACAAAATCCCATAAATCCTGAATATGTAATACTGAATGTAGGCACACCCGAAGAAAGGACAGTCGGCCCGTTCACTAGGTGTCAACGTTGGGGACTTGATGCCGATGACTGGCTAGCTGAAAAACAAAAAGGGGATTTAGGACGGGCCGCGACAATAGTGGCAGCATTAGCAGCCGCGCGTATAATTAAGAATATGAAAAAAGAAGGTTGTTCTAAACCTTCAGCTTTCACCCAAGCTCAATGGGATGACATTTAACGGGGCCCGTTCCATTTTTCTCACAAACTTCTTTTTAGGCCCCAATTACTAGTTAGTTATGGAACTAACTCAAATTATACCTCTATTGTTTATTGGTGAAATCGCAACCTTGCTTTTACTATACAGATACGTGCTTCGCGAATGGATAGTAGATACTTGGGAAAAAAAACTAAAATCAGAAGGTTATCTAATAGAAATATTAGAACCTGTAATAGCTGAGATAGAGAACAGTACAGAAGAAAGTCTTATGCACTTTCAACGTTCATTTATCGGGACTTTGGGAAAGATGACTAGCGAAGCTAAGAAGCTAGACCCTATGACCGATCTCCGTAAAGCAGCTAAAAACGGGGACTGGTCATCTTTACTATTAGAGTATGTAGCGAACAAGTCAGGACTAAGTAACAGTTTTCCTATTCCGAAGTCAGAAACTAGTACCAAACTAGTAGAAGATAAGTCTCAGTTTGGTAAAATGTAGGTATATATATATATTATATGTATGTATAACCCTTTTTTATTAGTATGGCGGCTTATTATTTTCATTAAAAAACCGTGTGGTTTATATATTACTTTCTATAATGGGATTTATCCAAAGGTTTCGGGGCTTTGGGATTGGGGGGCACTCTCCCAGTAAACAATTAATATACATATAATTATATATACAACCCCGTTCCTGACAGGTTGTGAGAACAATGTATCTAAACAAACAGAAGAGAACAGACATCGAAGGTGCTATAGCTTTATGTAAAATAAAGTTAGCAGAAAACCCAGACTATAAATTAGAGGCCCATGCGGTCAAGGGCTTTTTAGAGGGTTTGATTGATGTCTAAACCCAAAGTTGGACGGCCACCCCAGACCGACGCCGACGGTAACAGGATTGATAAGACCTTAATCAATTTAACGATCCCCGTAACCCTAAAGAACTTTCTGGATAAGTATGTCAAGAACCGTTCCGAGTTCTTTACGGAGATGGTGACCAAGATGTATATCGGACTGATATGTCCTAAATGTTATTCAGATGAATATATCCACGAATCACCCGCCGGTACCGAGTGCGATAATTGTCATATCTGGATTAAATTAAATCAGTGTCCTAACTGCGCCACGACTTACGATCCCCGTGAGTTTATAGGAGTGGACAGAAACCCGCACTTCAACCCTGCACACGGTTCTAAACAGTGTTCTAAATGTATGCAGGTTGAATAATGGGTACTGCTAGTATAAAATGCGGCCGATGTAATCAGAAGAACCGCAAATATAGAATGATTCATACAATCGCAGAGGATTGGAACAGAAAATATTATTGTAAACATTGCTGGGGGGTTATGTGTGGTTAGTAATTGCGACGGTAAATATTGTCCTGACTGTAATGTCAAGTTAACTAAGAGGATAATAAAATGGCCTCAGATATTTGAGGCCTATTGGTGTAAAGCATGTGAATTGGATTTCTTTCTTGAGGATGTCACGATCTTACCACAAAAGGTAGTCTGTATAGGACATAAAAAAGGAAAACCTGAATATAGAATCTATAAAGATGTATCAAGGGGATATAATCCCCCTAAGCTAAGGAGAAAAAATGTGGTTTAGGTGCTGGCGTTGTGGTAGTTGGGGACTTAAAATTAAACACGTTTGTGATTACTGTTGGAAAGCAGAAAGAATTAGACTTCACCAATTAGCTAAAGAAAGAACCCATTAGACTAAATAGGCATTGCCCCTAAATGGGTTTATGGTCAGGCGACGTGCGAATAGAAGATATTCAAGAAAGAAAAGTTTCACCATATCAGCTATTGAAACTGGGGCGGCTCTAAGTCTGGCCTCTTCTGCTGGTGTAGATACGGCGGTAAAGGCCGCATTAGGCGGGGATTTATCGGGGGCTTTGAATGTTATTCAAAGCAGCGTAGCCACCAACAAAAATAAGATAATTGGGACCCTCGGGGCCGCATACGTCGGTAAGATGTTAGCGAAATCTTTTGGAAATGGGCAACTTGCGAAACTGGGACCAATTAGGATAAAGGCATAATCATGGCTGGACTACAAACACGTACATATTCTTTAGCAGGCTCCTCGCTCGTAGCGGGAACATTTACGGCAATGACTCAGTTGATGGGCTCGACCCAATCAACCACTAACCCTGAGGGGATGAACAAGGTTGTACGGATCGCAATGCACTGTGTTCCTAATCACGATTCAGCCACAGATGGTTTGAGTATTTTTGCCTTCAAAGGTGACGGGGTTAGCGTCCAGCAAATTTTTGCTGGTCCCGGTTGGTCTAATCAGGCAGCAGGTCCCCTAGACGGAAACAACGGTCAACCCGTAGTGCTTGAGGCTGCTGGTGGACTCTTTAATATAATTCCCGGCAATCAGATCGATTTTAGTGTCAGCTGTACAACTGCTGAGACTTGCGACGTTGCGATAACAATCACTTATTCAGCCTGAGGCCTTAGATGGCTATTGATGGCGGCGGCGGTGGTGGTGGTATCTTAGGAGCTGGTAACAGTTTTACAGGTAAAGCCTCAACCATTGAATTAATAGGCAATCACGCCTATGCCTATAATCAGGCCACATCAACATCTAATAATGCGGCTGATAAGTCTTTATTGAAGTTCACGACGGGCAATTATTACACACTAGCAGAATTAAATTATTCTGACGAATCAACGGGTGGCGATAAACGACTTCTTAAAATGACGTTAAACGGCTCTACGATTTGGACCAGTAACTTTGACGATACAACGGGTTGGGCCAATGGTCCGATTGTATCAGTCATAATACCTGCTTATACTGAATTTGAGTTCTTCTTTGGAATAAATGCTGTAACGCTTGTTGGAAGT